TTATGTAGCCTGAGAAATAGCAGCAGAAACGATATGGACAACTGCATTGGCCGACAGGATTTTGTCTTGCCATGCAGCGCGGATGCCGATGCCATGCTCAAATTCGTAGTCGTCGATCTGTTCCGACCAGACGATGTTCTCATTCAAACCACGGCACATTGCCTCCTGACCAACCATAACGGCTCTGGCGGTTGCAATTGCGGGAGAGTTGGCATTGTCGGCGGTAGTACACTGAGTGGTGCTGTGTACGATAACGCCATCCACTTCACCCAACGCACCGGTAAACAGCGGGTTGGTATCACCACGAGGCGATGCAGACTGATGGTTGGCAATCCACTCGCTATCGGACTTCAGCGAGTATGCCTGCCACGGATGGATGAAAAGCAGGTAGTAACCCTCACCGGCGGGCATTCCCGGCACGGAGACTTTGGCAACATTCTTGCTCTCCAGAATCGCTGCGGCCTTGCGAATTTCGGCCACACCAAAGGTATCTGCTGAATCCAACGAATCCAAATCGGCGGCACTATTGGCAAAAACCTGATCGATGGTCACGTTCTCAAAACCGCAACCGGTCAGTGTCCGTGCAGCAGTCCATGCACTGGTGTCAAACTTGGTGGCCATCCAGTAGGACAGCGCATTGGAAGCTTTGACACGGAACTCGTGCATGATTTGTTTGCTCGCCTTTACCGTATCGGAAACAGCGTGACGGTTCCACTCGGGAGTGACCTGTACTTCGGCGAGGCTCAGTTTTTCTTCCGTTCCACGCAACCGAGTTTCACCGGTAACACCCGCTCCGGTAAGATGTGCGACCTGAGAGATATGAATTACATCACCGGGATTGGTAAGTAATTCTTCCTTGATGATAAACGGCATCCCGGAACCCTCGGGGCCGGAGAAACGTTGCCAGAAATGTCGGGATTTCGCTTCTTCGTATACTTTTCTCGACCAAATTTCGGGAATCCAAAGGTCAAGATCAGTGGCCTGATTGCTATTCATTGTTACTTCATTTGCCATTTGTATTTCCTCCTTCGATTATTACGGCAAACGAATCCTTATCCGGTTTGACCGGTCATTTCGGTAAGCTCGTCCAAACGTGCCTTTTGTTCTGGCGACAAGTTCTTGGTTTTCAGTAATGCTTGAATCTCATCGCCAATAGGTGTTGACGTTTTACGGCCACCCGGACCAGCACCCGGAGTTTTAGTATCGTTTGCCTGTGCGTCTTTGATGAACCTCATTACATCGAGGACTACTTCGTCATTGTCTTTTTGGAACTCACCGTCCTCCATCTTTGTCAGAGAGGCAATCAATCCATCCCTTTCAAAACCTGTGGAGAACTTGACGCCTTTTTCTTGCACCAATCGCTCGATCATGTTCTCACGATCTTGCACCATCACACGACGGTTTGTATTGGCAAGGGCCACATCCTTTTCGGCCAAGTCTTTGGAAAGGGTATCCACTTTACCGGTCAAATCCTCAACTTGCTTCAAGGCGTTTTCCAGATCAGTTTGCTCCTTCTCCTTTTGTTTAGCCGTTTTGGTATCAACATCTTTCAGTTTTTCAGTGGCCGCTTCCAATGCTTTTTGAGCATCGGCAAGTTGGGTTTCAAGGGCAGTCAAACGCTTCTCAGACTTTTTATTAGCAATGCGACGTCGCGCATTCTCGTCTTTAAGCTTGTCAATGTACTTCAGGGTTTTTTCGGTGTCGATGTTATTCGGATCGATGTTCAGATCATCATCTCCACTGTTGGCGTCGTCATCGTCGCCACCCTTTTTATCCTTGGCGTCATCATCTTCCTTTTTCAAAATCTCGGCTGCTTTTGCTGCTGCTGCTTCAATTTCTTCGGTCGTCATCGCGCCTCGGTTTTTGCCCTTGTCGTCATCACCCTTTTTGGTTTTATCATCATCTGGCATTTGCTTTCTCCTTCATCAATCGGGAGTCTTAATTGTTATTAAGGGTCATCCCTTGTGTAAATATGTTTGAGAGTTCAACTCTCGTGGTTTCTTGCCTCGCCGCTTGTAAAGCATTCCTCCTTTCGCCCGTTTATCGTTTTGTGGTTCGTCTTCTTGGCCTTGCTTTTGCTTTGGGTTTAGGTTTCGGCCGCTTCTTAGCGGTCGGCGTTTTAGTCACTTTCACATATTTGTTCGCCTGATCGATGGCAGCTTGCGCCATGCGCCGAGCTTCCTTCTTTGCGGCGTTTAAGCGAGCCTTGTTGTTTGCAATCTCCTCGGCTGCTGCCAAGGTGTGTGCATCTGATTCTGCTCGCCAACGTTTTTCCTCTGCTGTAAGCTTTCTTGGGGCCATACTTACCTCCATGGGTGGTGGCAATTCGCTATAAATTGTCATTTGCCTTTTTTCCTTGCCTTTTTGCGTTTTTTAAGGCCCGGATACTTGCGATAGACGGCAGCTCTTACCTTAGCTTTTTCCGACGGAGTACCATGTTGTGAAACCCTTGCCAACGCATTCCTTGCGTGTGCAAGGTCATGAATCGGGTATCTCCTTTTGGCCGGAAAAACAAAATTGCTTTTTTTGACCCTTTTTCTGCCTCGTGACGTAAGTTTTACCATGACCTCCCCCATTATGGTTCAAAGTCAGGAACCTCATTCGCCCTTGCCGTTTCAAGTTTTTCTTCGATGTCAGCATACATCTTTTCACCAGACGCCCTAACAGGATCCCGTGGAATAACCAACCTACCACCCACATAATACTGAGCAAGTTGTCTTGGGGCATCCACCAGTTCATCAATCAACCTTTCTCGAATTATACGCAACTCATTATTGATCGACTGATTAAGCTCTACCCAATCTTCATGAGTGTAAGCAATTTCACACCGGCAAATATGACGAGGGGGAAACCCATGCACCCTTCCCATTTCTTCTTCTGTAATAACACCGGCCAAGCTTGCCTCCATACACATAGGCTTTGTTCTACGATCCATTGGGTTGACATTCCAACAATAACGATACCCATTTCTCCGTGCTTGCTCTCGAAGATATGCAGTACGTTCGCGTACAGCGGCCATTGATGCTTCTAATTCTGTTTCCTCCTCCAAAGAGGAGCCAATTTTCAATGTGCCAGTGTTCGTTACAAAGTCTTCTCGAAGTGCTGCTCTGGTTTTACTTTGTGTAATACCTACAAAAAAGGCATCATAAACAAAGCTTCTCCATTTGATCAAAGTCTTTTCGATATTGCGATACATGTTAAGGTTGACTTCTCGCAAAAGATCGAGCGTCTTTTGATCAATAGAAATACGATCATCTTTGACACCCATCTTAGCAACTACTTTCATTAACCTTAACTCTTTGTCTCGCACATATTCAAACAACTCTACACGACTATTGGAGTAAACCGTTTGATACCTTGTGCGGTACTTGCTAATCAATTGATCAAAACCTTGCATGTACATCGAGAGCAATTCAAGGTTTTCCATCGAGTTGTCAATAGATACACCATCGACATGCAACCTGTCAATAAGACTGTCGTATGATTGTATTGCGGCTTTGTGGGTTTGCTTGTTCAGTTTTTTCAACTGGTTAATCAAGCGTTTGAAAAACGCATCGGATTGCTTCTTAGCAATTACCGCTTGCCGCACAAATTGTTTCCCAAGGTCTGCCATCGATTAGTCTTTTTTCATTTTGTAATTGTCAGGTTTTTTGGTGCCGGATTGCTGTGTTTGCTTCTCGGGGTCTTGCAAATCTTTGTCTTCTTGTTTCATATCTAAGATGTTCTCAAGCACGACGTCCGTTCCGGCAGTGCTGATTGGCTCAAATACATTAGCACCGAGTTGAATATTCTCCTTCATATTGTCTTCAATCTGCTTACGTGCATCTTCCCTTTTGATACCCGGATGTTTGCGAACAAACAAGTCAACCGGTGTAATCAGGTTATAACGCAGATCAAACTGGTCACTAATCAACTGTTCCTGAGGGCTAAGGCCCGGAACAGTGCTGGAAAATGTTACACTTGGCTTTGTTTCCAAGAAAACGCTTGTGTCACCGTTACCGGTGTGTACGGCATCCACATGCATCGTGATACGAATTAGGTCTGTGTAGGTCGGGCCATAAGACAGTCGCCTATTCTCCCAAACCTCCTCAATGGGTATACGTTTGATTTTCAGTGCATATCCAGATTGAGGCGCACCCTTCGTACCTTGGGACGCAAAAACACTTTGAGGCACACGGCTGAAATCTTGCAAGTCTTCTTTAAGGCTGAGCAGTACCTTACGAACATCCTCTATCTTGGCATCCGGCGTAATATATTTGACATCAGCCTTATCTACTTCAGGGATTTTAAGGTATCTGGTCGGTGCTACTTCAATCTTGATCTCGTTGTCAGAAGTGACCACCATAACCGAGAATGACTGAAAGACTGAGATACGCATCAAAGCGGTCCACAGGTTATTGTAGACTTCATTGATCGTCACAAAGTCTTTGGTAGTACTCTTCCCGTAAAAGCTATTGTCGTCCTCTTCGGGTTTGAAAAGTACTCCCGGTATAATACCGTATGGATTCTTGCCTCCAGATACCTTCTCCTTTTGTTTGGTATTGGTATTGGAAACCCATATCTCCCATTTCTCATCATTCCACAATTCCACACGTTCCATAAAACGCAAGGCAGGATCAGGAATGCCGGTGTCATACACATAGGAGATGATCAAAACGCCAATTTCTTTGGGGTTGTCATCCTTGGGTATAAACGAGATAAACTCACCACGGATGTCCTCAAAATAAGGCAGTTTTTTGTTTTCATCCCAACGGGTCATTATCAAACAGGTTTCAGACACTTCAGCAATCCGCTGCACCTGTTTCATAAATGGTATCTGATTGACAAAGGAGATCGGTTGTGTAATCTCATCCCAACGTTTTGTATGAGCATCATCATCGAACTTGACCAGCACCGGTTTGCCAAAGACACCACTCACATATTCGTCGATAATCAACTTGGTATAGTTGAACGTAGGTTTATCCTTGTCAACATAGTCATCGTGATCCTCGCCTCGGTACTGTTTGATATAACCCTGTTGGTCGCCATTGTAGAAGTCCCAGTTCTTGCCGATATTGAGAATATCGTTTTGACGCTCCTTCGTCAAAAGACTGGACAGGGTTTTACTTGTGATCTGTTCAACAATACTTTCAAAAAGATCCATGTTAGTATCCTGTTGCTGCTTGTGGTTTTATAACTGGAAACTTCTCTGCAATGTAATAACCAATGCCGTCAGTTAAGTGGGTAAGCTTCGGATCGGACTTTTTATCAATTTCACCTGCAGTCCCGTCTAAGATACGTGTACCCTCGAAGTCTTTCACGGTATTTGGCGCTTTAGCGCCATCGATTTGCAAGTGTATGTCCCCCATCATATTCATTAGCCTTGAATTGACAGCATTGACTCTCCGTCGTTCTTTGGGATTACTTCGGCGATACTTGTAACTGATCCGGGTATCAAACACAGGATTCAAAATGCCTTTGATAAGATCCCAGTCGCTGCCTTTTACTTTGGCAGTACCTTTAGCCCCTCCAGTTGCATCTCCGTAACAGAACACAAGCCCTTGATGATTACCGTAACGCTCGACAATGGTATTGCACACACGTTCGGTATTACTGTTCTTCGGAATGTAAACCTCATCGATAACACTGGTACAAGTATGCCCTATCAATGGCACTTGACTCTGAGGCCACTCTGTCATTTCTTGAATGACATTAGCTGTTCCGGGAGATACGTTGAAGTCAAAGGTAAGTATGAGGGGATGGTGTTTGTTGTAAAACTGGTTGCAACTGCTTACATGCACTTTACGATCAAACTTGTAGTAAGCCAAACCACTGAACACAACGAATGATCCACAGTACTCCTGCTGATAAGTGAGTTCATCCAGATCCTTCTTGGCCTGTAAGATCTCCTCTTCGGGCAAGATATCTTCACTCAGCCAGTGGTAATAACCCCATGTATTATTACCATCAGGATGCATGTCCATGTCGGCCATTGCATCCATAGCAAGATCGTAGTAATGATTACGTCCTTCGGGCACACCTATGAAGTCACAAGTACCTCGACGGTCAGACAACGCTGGTCGCACATGCATCGGCCATGCTTCCTCTTTCATGTTGCCGTACTCGTCCATCACACCATGATCCCAAGGCGTACCTTCGGCACGTTCTGGTTTGTCCATACCCAAGATGTGGATCTCACTACCGTTGACGATTGTAATGATAAGACTACTTTCGGAAGGTGCTTTTGCTCGGAGAGTTACAGGAACCAAACGTTTCAAGTCTTCCCAGTAAATACGTTTGGCTTGATCACGAGTAGGAGCCGCCGCAAAGCCTTTCCAGTTGCCTTCCTCATTGCCTTTCATAGCTTTGACAACCAGTTTACGCTTTCCAGCTATTTCAGTCTTCCCACTTCGGCGGCCTGCGGGTACTACATTGAAACGGGCTTGACTTTGCCACAAGGCAGCTTGCGTCCTATGATAACGCAACGGTTTGAACTTCGGCATGGTATGCGCAGCATTACTTTCGATTCCGGTTTTATACATGTTGTCTACTCATCCTCAAACGTAGGTATGCTTGCATCCAGTGCCTGTGCAGCTTGTTGTATTTCTCGGGCTAAGTCTTCAGGTGTCTGGTCTACATTCAAGTTAACAGGTCGGAGGCCGTAGTCATCTGGCATCCACCGTTCAAGTCTCCATGCTGCTGCTTGCCATTGGGGTGCCATTTCTTTTCTTCGGGTCTTGATTTCTTTGCCTTTTGGCCCTATCTTGACCTCAGTTTCCTTGATAGTACAACCTCCATGCGCACATTGTTCTATCGTTGCTAACAGGTCTGCTTCTCTCTGTGCCTGTATGCGCATGATACGTTTGCGGAACGCATAGAAGTCACTGTTCTTCGGGTCCCTGCCTTTGTCCAACCAGTGTTCTAACAGACTTCGGTCTATGCCTACCAGTTCAGCTATCCTACTCTTTGATGGTATCCCTGCTTCAAATGCTCGGTAGATCAGCTTCCTACGTTTGGGTGTAAACTTTGACGGTCTTCCTTTGCGACCCTTGCCGCTTAGACTGCCTCTACGTTTGATCTTGCGTTTGTTTTTGTTGATCCTACTTGGCATATCTTACCTCTCATGATCACAATTACCTCATGGTAATTGCATGGTTTCTATACCTTTTTCATCCTCTACTTGTTGGTTAAGCCCTCCCATCCTTAGAATGGCGAGAGTTGTAAACCCCTTATATTACATGGAGATATAAATGTTTTGCTACCGGTGAAATAGGGTTTTTGCCCATGTTTTTCAACCCTATGCTTCCCACCTTTGTTATCTCCTTGTTTTGATACCTTGCTTTATAAACCCTTTTTTATCTCCCCGGCCCCATCGAAATAAAACTTCTTTATAGGAGCAGATTTGTGGGGGTGTGAGCCACGCGCCCATGTTCATTTTCTTGTGGTGGGGGCTATAATTAAACATAATTAAAGTTAACTAAAGTCAATTGTGTGCAATGTTCTATAGTTATGCATTGTTATGCATTGTTAAGGTTAATGTTCTGCGCTTGTGCTTTGTGTGTCATTGTTAAGGTTAATGTTCTGTAATTATATGTATTCTTTTACATAGGGGCTTTTTGCCTCTTTTCCATTGGATTGGTGCTTTGCACAATGTCAAATGCTTTACAATGTGCTTTGAATGTGTGTCAATTGAAAAGTCGATGAACGTTTGAAAACGTGTAAAAACAAAGCTTTTTTTATATAAAAATGAGTGACGAAAAAATAGTCCATCACTTTCCTTATTCACTTAGTACCCTTTCACTTTCATTATTCTATTGTTTACAACCTTTCAATGTTCTTGTGTGTCTTGTTATACCTTTTCAATGTCGTTTGTGTTCTTGTGTGCTTTTGTTTTTTTTGTTTTGTTTATTAGGTTGTAATGGCTTTTGTTTTTTTAATTTGATTGTGTTTAGTTGTATTATGTTTTTTGATTGTGTCTACTTTCCTTTTCAATTGTCTTGTGTTTTTTGAACATACTTTGATTCTATTGTCTTGTGTTTTATTATTGTGTTTAACATTAAAAGCTTTTCCCATTGTCAGTTAAAAGCCCCTTTTGTTATTCCTTTGATTGTGTCTTATGGTTTCAATGTGTCTTGTTAAACTGGCTTTGTCTTGTGTGTCTTGTCTTGTGTGTTACCAGTTAAAAGGGGCTTGTGTGTCTTGTGTGTCTGTTAAACAAGGGGCTTTGATTGTGTGTCTTGTGTTATGTTTTTTGAAGCGGTTTCAATTGTCTTGTGTTTTTTGAATAACGTTTGCAATTTGCAATATAAGCCTTGAAAATATGCTACGGTGTTTTTTGCAATGTGCAAACGTATAGGACATTTTTGACACAATTTCTCTTTAATTTCTCACAAGTTTTTAACGTTTTTCTCTTTAATTTCTCACACAATACTTTACTTTGTTCTCAGCTTCTATATTGTGTCAAATTGTGTTTATTATTAGCATGTTATATTGTGTCGAACGGTTGAACAAAGCCCCTTGCATTTTCTCAATTGAGAAAAACGTCTTTACTTTCCAGAGTACTTTTTTCATTGTGTTTTGCAAAATGCAATTTTCGACGTTCTGTATTGTGTCAATACCTGTATATGGGTTTAAAAATAAATCGTGAAAATAAGCTTCTAAGGGGCTTTAAATGGCATATAAAAAAGCCATTTTGACACAATCAAGTTAAATTGCCACAAAGCCTTTATTTTAGGGGCTTGACAAGCTTTTGACGTTTCAAGGGGCTTGTTTTCATTTTCAGCCATTTTGACGTTCAAAAAACATATACCTTTTTAACTGGCTTGTGTGCTTTGTCCTATTGTGTGCTTTTGACGTTTCAAGGGGCTTTGATACAAGGGGCTTTGATACAAGGCAAAGGGGCTTGCATGCCGTTTTTCGTCAATTTTATGCCGTTTTTCGTCAATGGCTTTGCAAAGGGGCTTGTGTGATTGTGTCAATTATTATACATTGATTGTGAAAAAATGTATATTTTTACACAATTTTAATTGTGTCTTGTGGTTTCAAGCTTTGCAAAGGGGCTTGTGTGATTGTGTCAATTACCTATTTTTAATTGTGTTTATTACTGCAAAGCCTTGACAATAGGGGCTTGACAAGAAAATGAAAAAAAAGCTTGTATTTTCTTTTTACATTACCGGCATAAATGGCAAGCCCCTTGCAAGTTAAAATTGCCGTTCTAATTGATCTTTTAAAAATAGCACACAATAAAGGCAAGTAGACAAGCCTTGAAAAAGGGGCGCTGAAAAGCCTTGACTCTATACGGTTTCATTGTATGGCAAAAGTAAAATTGTGTGTTTTGGCTTTTTTAAGGTAAAAGCAAGGCTTGTGCTGCAAACGGTGCAAACCAGCATAAACAACCTTTTTTGTTCATTGAAAATATACAAAGTGCCTACGTTAACACATTCCGGAAATGTACACGGCTATGCAATATTGAAATAGATATAAACCGTCTATACGGTGCAAAGTACGGCGCGGTGAAAAATACAAGGGGCTTTGTGGAAAACGTTTTAACCTAAGTTATTGGCAAGATTGTTAAGTGCATGGCTTGTCTATTGTGTTTATTCCATTGTGTAGCATGCATAAAACAATCAAACCTTTGATATGGCTTTGACGTTCAAGCAATTAAATCACTTTTCCTTTTTTATTTTATGCCCGTAATAAAGTTTATTCAAGCAAATCATGCAATCACTTCAAAAGTGCATGTTAGTCAAAAAGCCTTGGCGCTTGTCTATAACCTAAGCGGTGCAAAGAAATAAACAAAGGCTTATAAGTGCAAGTTGAAAATCTTGACAATGTGAAAACGTGTTTTTTTTCGTTTTCCCTTGCATATGGTTATAATAGGGGCTTGTTATTGTGTCTTTATGGCGTAGTAACAAAAAAGTCCATCTTGTGTGCATTGGTTTCAATCAATGGGGCTTTGTGTTTTTTTGGGGCTTGTATGGCGTAAACACATTAAAAATGTTATAACCTAAGTGCATTTGAAAAAGCACAATTTGTGCTTTTTATTGTGAAATATTATCCTTTTCCTTTTAAAGTTGAATGCCATTAGGGGCTTGCCTTGTGCAAGCCCCTTTTTTTAAGCACACAAGGGGCTTTGTGCTTTTTGTGTGCTTAAAAAAAGGAATATGAAAAAACTTAATTTTTTTGATTAAGTTTTTCTTTATTGTGTCGATATAATTAGTGAACATAAAAACACAATAACTTGAAAGGTTAAAAAATGAAAAACTTTACAAAGCATTCTATGGTAATTAGGCTTTTCCCTTATTATTCTTTTTGCACTATAGCCGTTAGTTATTTGCTTTCAATGTGTGTTTAGTTTCAAGGGGCTTGTAAGCCCCTTGCACACAATAAAGGGCTTGAACGTTTCAAGCTTTTTATTGTGTGAAAATGGTTTCACACAAGGCAATCATACAACTTTATTTGAAAGGAATGGAAAAATGGCAATTTATGAAATGAACAAAGAAACCAAGGCTTACTTTATTGAAACGTTAAACGCTGGCAATTGTAAATGGTCATACAAGCCATTGACAAGCAATATGAAAGTCAATGAAGTTTTTAGTATGGCAAAGTCATTTACTAATGGCTTGAAACCATTGGTGCACGTTGAAAAACAAGGCAAGAACAACCGCTTTGACGTTGCCGCATGCATTGCCGAAAATGGCTTTTTTGTAGCTATTAAAGACAATGAAAGCAAAAAGCCAGTTTTTCACGTTCACAAGTACAATGAAGTCGAAACCGCCACAAAGCATATGCGTAAATTGAAATACATTGCTGGTTTCGTTTCACGTAAAAAGACTTTTCCATTGTCAAAACGTGTTAAACTTTGGTTTAAACCTGTCAAGTAATTGACACAATCAAAGGCAAAGGGGCTTGTGTGTTATGCATGCAAGCCCCTTGCATTTGCAAAGGGGCTTATAAGGGGCTTTTATGGCTTTTTATAAGCCCCTTTGCAAATGGTACACAATCAACTTAATGAAAGGGGCTTATAAATGGTAGACAATGCAATTGATCCAAAGGCAATAGAACGTATTGAAACAAACACAAAAATGGCAAGTTTATTGTGTGACATTTCTTTGCATGATTTGGCTTTGCTAATTGAAAATGCTCAAAATGAAATGCATATCATTGCAAGTGATGATATCATTGACTTTTGGTCTGATTTTGACAGTCAAATCATAAGTCAAGATGACTGTAACAAATTGCAAGCCATCTTGAATAAATTAACACATAATGAACTAACATTTCTGGATTCTATGTTACAGGTTTTAACTACCAAGTAATTGACACAATCAAAGGCAAAGGGGCTTGTGTGTTATGCACACAAGCCCCTTGCATTTGCTAAGGGGCTTATAAGGGGCTTATAAGCCCCTTAGCAAATGGTACACAATCAACTTAATGAAAGGGGCTTGAAAATGCATCTTGAAAACGATTTGACATTTCAAAACAGTCATTTAAACCCGTTCAAGTTTTTTCGTTATGATGAAAACAAAAGGTTTGAACGATTTTTGACACAATCACTTGAACGTGAAAAAAAACGTTTGATTGATAAAGTTGAACAAATGAACAAGCTAAAACGTTAGCAAGTTTTTAAAGGCTTTTGTGTCTTGTTTTATTGACAAGACACAAAGCCATATCAAAAGCCATAAGCAAGTTTTTTTGTGTGCTTATGGCTTTTGATATGGCATTGACTTTTGACACATAATTTTAAAATGAAAGGGGCTTATAATGTTAAAAGCTTTTTGTGTTATTCATGGCATGTTTATTAGTTTTATTGTGTTTTATAGTTTTTTTGCATTTACATTAAATTTGCCTTTACCAGTTTAACACAAGCCCCTTTGCATGCTTTTGTGTGCAAAGGGGCTTTGTGCTTTTTTCGTTTTTTGTTGCATTGCACAAGCTTTTTAACACAATAAGCCATAGGTAAAAAATTGCCTATAATTATGCATAATTAGGCATAGTTATAGATTGTGTAAAAAATTGCCTATAATTAGGTATAACTGCATGTAATTAGGTATAATTACCTATAATTATACATAGTTAGGCATAGTTAGGCATAGTTAGGCGCAATTATGCAGTCAAGACCCAAACCGGATTTCCTATAGGGCAAAATGCCCCCGCGAACTGGGATCACTTGCAAGCGCGAACTGGGATCATGCGTGTGTCAAACGTCAACAAAGCTTTCAATTTTCGCCGCGAACTGGGAAGCGGCGCTGGCAATCAACATTTTTAAAAAGGAGAAGTAAAATGGAAGCAAAAGCAATCAGAAATGGGATCCTGGACGAAATGGGCATTAAAGTGCGCACCAAAAGTGCTGGCGCGAACTGGGACAAGTGCAACGTACGTTTCAACACGATTCCACGCAAAAACGGCCAGAGCAGCTACTTTGTGATTTTTAAGACGAAGCGCAAACCGCATATTGAAACGGCTTTGTCCGAAGTCAAAAAGGTTGCCCGAAAGATGGGCGTACCCATGCGAAAGATGCGCAAGCACAATTCCAACCGAACTGATGCACCACGCATCAAATACGATTGCAAGCGCAAGCGTATTGGCAAAAGCGGACCGAGCATGTGGTATCTTGAACTCACGATCAGCTATTTGTAACCCGAACTGGGATCAACTGCTTGGTTGATCCCGTTCAACAACAGCTAACGCGAACTGGGATTGGCAAGCACCTTACGTTTGCCGATCCAACAAAGGGTATATGTCAAAACCGATGTGTACCTTTTGTTGGATGTGTGGCAAAAATCAACTGAAAAGGGGGATAAATGGAAAAGCATCAAATGGCTTTGACCGACGCACTACTTGACTTGGTTGGACGATACCCTGTTAAAGAGTTTCCGACTACCAACACAAACATGAACCGCGAATATCGGTTCGAGTGGGGCGTTGCCAAAGTCCAAATTGAATATGCCAAAAGGGACGAAATCTCCAGTGGCATACTGAATGTCAATTTGGGTTTTGGCGAAGTAAGGCATTATGGCGAAAATCACACACCGATGGCCGAAAACGGTATGGTGCATGCTTCTTTTGAGTATAACCCGAATCCGGATCCAAACGGTGCCGGTTGTGCGATTCATGGTCATATGTTGAAAGGTGCAAAATGGCGGATTAGCGCCATTGCACCGAAGTCAAGATCAGTGGTGGCGATTGATGGTAAAATCGACCAGTATGTCAAAACCGACCACATTATCAAATACATGATGAGTCTGTACGAATTTATCGTGTTGGAGAAACCGCATAAGGGCGATCCTGTAGCGGCAATGTGGGATCAAGCAAAGATTGGATGGTAATTATGGCAAAGCCAAAAATCACGATTGGCAAGTACATGGGCGACGATCAGTATTCCTATGCCGTTTTCGTTAATGGACGCCCCGTTTATACCGGTTGCGACCGACGTGAAGCGCAATGGCGCAGAAAAGACCTGATCAAAAGCTATTCCAAAAAGTAACCCGCGAACTGGGACCGGTTGGCATGCCGGTCCCGTTTCACAAAAGGGTATAGGTTAAAGCGACCTGTACCTTTCTGTGAGGCAAAAATCAACTAAAAGGAGGATATCATGGCAATTTCATTGGAGAAAGCTAAGAAGCTGGATTACCACGTTGAAATTTGGTCGACCCTGTATCGTGATTCAAAGGGTATGCCGATCAAGTATCGGGTAACAGGCAAACCAAAAACTTGGAAGACAATGCCTGAGCGTGTTGAAGTTCCGATCAAACACGGCATGTACGGCCCGAGCGACCGGCTTACTGAAACCAACCGATTTGACTTCTGCTTTTCGCAGTGGGAAGCGACTGGTATCAAACCCCGATTCCGCAAAACTGAACCCGGACGTTACCTTGTCATATTTGGCAAGCGCGAACTGGGAGAAGTTTGGCGTGATCTTGACAAACATGGGCGTACGATGTGGTACAATGATCTGTGGAGTTTTTCGTTTCGCTCGAGAAAAGCAGCAACCGACTCCCTGTGCAATACTTTAATGGATTAGTGTCAAAGCGATAGGAGATGTTCCCGTAACGGATAGTTGAGTTGGATCATGGTCACCGACTCCGGGCAAATTGACCAACCTATCGCCGTGATAAAACGGAAGGGCAGAATTGCTGCCCCTCCAACAAAAGATATAAGCGACAGTTTATATCTTTTGTTGGAGTAGAACAATGGCAATCACTTAACTTAAAAGGAGGATATTATGAAATTGGATGAATTGCGTAAACAAGCGACCGAGTCGTGCAAGGCCAGAAATCACGAGATGGTATGGCAACCACCGAGAATGCATACAAACCGGATCTTGCAAACAGCATATTGCCGTTCGTGTAACCGGTACGTGCAAATCGACACGAAACCCGAACCCAATGGTATTGACATTGGTGGTGATGCAGTAGCAGAGAATTGCCCCGACTTCGAGTACAATACCTTCGATTGGGAAGTGTTGGAAAATCTCAACCTGACCGGCGCTGAACTGGCGAATCTAATGGGTATTAGCAAAACCAGTTTCGACCCTGCCTTGCCGCAGGGATGGTTGTTCGCCTTTGTCAATGAACATCGGCTTGATTATGACAAGGTGAGATATTCAACGTTTTACCTGTATCATCCACGTGCCAACGGCGTTCCGGTTTCAGCATGTGAGGAGATTGACAAGCTTCTGAGAGAACACACTTCTCATTATCCGATGAAGCACACACATTACGATGATGTACCGGAATGGTACAAAGGGGGTCGTAATGGCTGAAATGCATGGCTTTACGCTTGTTGAATGGGGCGACCACCAGTTTGCGGCATGGTTGCGCAAACAGGACCCGAACTGGACTTACCATAAAACCGGTGAGGAAAGTACCAATTTCACAAATAGCAGAGGTGAAGTGTTGGCAGTCGTGTTTTACAATAACCGCGAATGCACACACAGAATCTATGCTAAGACCGAAAGGTTGCACAAGTAGTTGGAGGGCGGGCAACCGCCCCTCCAAATAAAGACATATGTCAAAAGCGATATGTGTCTTTATTTGGAGTACTGGCAATCAATTAACTTTAAAGGAGGATATTATGCAAGTACGCGAAGAGTACGGTAAAGACAAGCTTATGCCCGAACTGGATGACTTGCTCAATGCCAAACTTTTGCCCGATGACTTCACTATCGAGGATTGGCCCTACGGTCGATCCAAACGGTGTTCGATGCATTTCTGGATCGAACCCAATAAAAAGGGCGACAAGATGCGTATGGTAAAGCAGTCGACTTTCAACGGCCGAACCAACAAACCGAAGAAATGCACTTACGCCGAAGCGGTAGTTATGCTTGAGATCGATGGCAAGGTCTTCCATGTTGAGTTCTCAACTTATGGAATGGCAACCATTTATCCACAGGACAGTCAGTATGTATCGGTGTCTTTCTATGACAACGAGTTCGCTGCCTTGGTAAAAAAGTATATCAAACGAGGCAAATAAAGTACCCCGCGAACTGGGACGGTGTTAACGCACCGTCCCCACAAATCAAGACCCATGAGAAATCGTGGTTCTTGACTTGTGCAATTTCGCACAAGAGGCAAATCACAACTTTAAAGGAGGGTATTATGGCAAAGGGTAAAAGGCGTTTGGATCTTATACTGGCTAACCGAATCAAAGAAGGTTTCCCTGAGGATATCAGTGAATACTTCGATGAACTGGTTGGCAATCTCAACCAGATGGATAACGTTGCATTGCAATTGCTCATTGATTATACCGATGAGCAGAACGATACCATCGACTCCCTAACCGCTACGGTTGAACGCCTGACGTCAAACAAAACGTCAGTAATTGTACCGGACAAGTTAAAACCGACTGATATTTCGTCGAGTAACAATGCACGTTCGGCTGACTTCAACTATCTGCCAAATCTCGGTACGCAATTGCTCGAAGCATGGCAGTATGGCAACTTGCCCGAAGTAAAGCGGTTGTCTGAAATCTTGGAGCGGATTGTTACCAAAATGATCCGCATTGCCAAAAACCAAGTATGGACCCAAATGGGAAAAAAGAGAGGTTAGCATGTTCAAGGTCGGACAAGTGGTCATGCAGACCAAACGTTACCCGAAAGGGATGAAAGCTTCTCGGTTAGTTGGCGTGATCGTCAATGTCGAGAAGCGAGAAACCGGTTTCTACTGCGTTTTACACCCACTTCCTACGGAAGCAATGAAGCGCGAACTCAGAGATCGGTTCTGTGAAGTAGACGGTTTTGTGCATCAGGGTGCCAAATACTGTTACAGCGATACCTACGGGTTCGCTTGCACCCATCTGTCACCGGAAGATACCATCATTTGCGGTGAATTACCAAAACCAACACCTTCCACCCATTGGACGCCCCATCCGGGCGATACGGGGTACAGCAACATGTAGTATTGAATGGTCGGGCAAGGCAACTTGCCCCTCCAGATAAGGGTATAGCGAAGTCTGTTATACCTTTATCTGGAGTACTGGCAAACCAACTTAACAAAAGGAGGATATATGAAGTATCGGCAAATGAAGGCGTGGCCGACACGTCGGCTTCACTTGTTCGAGTACGGTCAATCGGTGTCCATTTGCGGACTGGTGATGGCGGTGCAATGCTTTGCCCATAAGGACAATGTCTTGTGGCACCACCATCGGTACGATGATTTGAACTACTGTCAAAGCTGCCGCCGAACTGCGATGAAGTTTCACGGCAAAAAGTACGTTCCGTTGTCTACCATTTACCAAAACCCGAACCCGGATGCGGAGGACAAGAAAGATGCGAGTGATTCTAAGCAAAGCGATTGAGTTGGCCGCAAGGGAGGTTGTGCATTGGGCGCAAAATGCCGTTGGAGACCTCGGGTACACCTACAAGGATACTCTTTGGGATTCCGATAGTTTTGCTGCAAGGAAGGTTGCCGAACTGCGAGAAAGTGGTGTTGAGGAAGCATATATCGGAGAAGCACTGGCCGACCACATGTACAGCGATGTTGACACACTGGTTGACTTATGCGGCGACCGCATATATGATGAAGCAACCACTATCAAACAGGACACCGGTAAAGACCACGATGAAATCTTCAAGTTGATTTGCTTGGAGGTTAAATCCAACAACGACGGTGCTATGGCAAAAGCGATGGACAAATTGATTGAAAGGCATTGCTCATGACTTACGAAATTCCGATGAACATCAATCGTCGCCGAAGCAAAGAAAACATGTTGAATGAACTTTGCGAAGTACTGGCAAAACGGTCACTGTTCTGGAAGCAACGCCAGAAAAACCCGTATGCCGTAATCGAGAACACGTCGGCTGCTGGTAGAGCCGAGGCGTACAACGTCGCTGCCAATATGTTGAAAGACATATTGGAGAAAGGCAAGTAATGACAACCGAAAGCTATATCATCCACGCCTACAAACCAATACCGGACGATCAGCTTAAAGCTATTGCTCAGGTTCTCAAAACTGAAGCAATAATCAAAGATGGAACCGTACCGTTTGGTTTGGAGGAAAGTACGCATCCACACATTTATACTTTTCACATGGATGCACTGGCACGACGCATGAAATTAAAACAGAATGACTAACCCGAATGGGCGAGACGGTATTCTCGCCCCTTCAAATAGGCACATAGGGCTTGCTCTGTGTTCCTATTTGTAGTATATGGCAACATCAACCAACTAAAAGGAGGATATTATGAAACAGGTAAAAATCTTGCTTGGCAAGGACGGCACCATTAAGGTCGAAGCGGAAGGCTTTAAGGGTGGTTCGTGTGAGGAAGCAACTGCTTTCCTCGATGAGATTTTCGGTATCGACAAGCGCAAGTACAAGGATTCCTATTACGAAAACGGGGACACCTTGGTCAACGGCGTCGGTAACGGATACTGCGGTTAACCTCAAAATAGGAGAGTAAAAGCAATGAGTCACACGACAACCTATAAGCAGAAGATCACTGACATTAGTCGGTTCTGCGCAATTGCTATAGACCACGGTCACAAAGCTAAAATAGCCGAGAATGGCAGTTACCTGACCGTTCAGCACTATGGCAGCAATGCCGTGAAGAGTGCAGCAGAAATTCATTTGCTCGGTTGGCGGTATCCTTTGGCGGTAACCGCAAGTGGTGAAATTATGTACGATCACTTCGGTTCTGCTTCCCATACAATCAACCAACTCGGCAAGTTGCTGCAGTCCTACAATGAAAGCGTTGTAATGGACAACCTGCCTTTCGACAAGTTGCAGGACTTCAACAAAGAAACGTTGGAAAACGGTGACATCCAACTTGTTGTCAATTACTAAGGAGGCGACCATGAAAACGGCCGAAGCCCGAGCATATGCAATGATCGTATGTTGTTTCGTAATCATCGTCTCGTGGGGTAGCGTGATTTACAATCTGATGAATCCGTAAACACCGCGAACTGGGACTGTGTATTGGGGGGCTTCGGCCCCCCGATCAATTTAAGCACACTGTCAGCGAACCGAGAGTGTTCTTAAACTGGTCAAATATACCAGGAAGGCAATCAACCAACTAAAAGGAGGATATTATGAAAGCGGACAAGATCATTAACTATCTGCGAGCGGGTTTCAGTGCATTTTGGCTGAGAACGTCGGAGCCTGACCATGTACGTGCAACGGTGTACGAAACCATCAAAGCGTTCACACGTAAAGATGGCGGACAGTATAACATCAACGAGTGGTCAATGTCGCATCAAAACAAGGACCCCAAATCACCGCTTGACGCATTAAACAGTGCCGAAGACTACAATCTTATGTTCCTGTACAATTGGCATTGGTTCAGCAAGCAACCCGGAGTTGTCCAGACCATTCAAGACAACCTGAGAATATGGGGTAACCAAGGCAAGGCGATCATTTGCGTATCACACACAAATGAAATCCCGCCGGAGCTTTCAAAAGATTTTGTTCTGCTCGACCTGTCATTACCCGATACTGAGGAAATCACCCATATCATAAACCATATGGCACCAAGCAAGGACGTGTTGCCCGAAAGCAACGGTGACATGCACCGTTTGGTGAACTCGTGCAAGGGATTGGCCCGTGCTGAATTGGAGAATGTTTTAGCACTAAGTATAGTCGAAACTGAAGGAGAAAGCTTCAAGGTCAGCACGATCAACGACCATAAAGCACAAGCTATACAGAAAACGGGCTTTCTTGACGTCCTTGCCGGGGACCTCACATTCGCGGATGTAATTGGGTATAATGTCATTAAAGATTTTACGCTCGAGACCATTGATGATCCTCGGGCAAAAGGTATTATGGCAATTGGCCCTCCAGGTTGTGGCAAGACATCCTTTATGAAAGCACTGGTTGGAGAAACCGGCAAGTTTGGCCTTAGTGTCAACATGGGAAGCTTGTTCAGTAAGTTCCAAGGTGAAACCGATCAGAACATCAACACGGTAATTGATCTGATTACGGCAATTGGAGATTGCATTGTGCTGGTGGATGAATTTGAAAAGCAGTTTGCTGGTGCGTCAAGCGACGGATCACTTGACAGTGGTACAACGCGACGTGCAACTGGTCGGTGGTTGGACTTTTTGCAGAATCGTCCACAGGGTGTTTACATCGTAGGTACTGCCAACAGTTTTGCCGGTATACCCGGAGAGTACTTGCGACCTGGACGTTGGGATACTTCACCGTTCTTTATTGACTTACCAACGCCCGAAGTAAGAAAGAACATCTTGGAGCACTACTGCAAGAAAGCCAAAATCGATTGCAAATTGGCACCGAAGATGGATCTGTTTTCCGGTGCTGAAATTGAAGCTCTCGTACACATCGCTTCCATGCGTGGTATTTCATTAAAGGCAGCAGCCGATACCATCATACCGCAAGCAAAAACGATGGCTGAAAATGTTGAACAACTGCGCGAATGGGCTAAAGACCGTTGTATATCAGCGGAGAAGTCTATCAAAGGTGGCAAGGTTACACCTTTGAAGCGACGCAGGAAGATTGACGCTTAACCAGTGTGGGGACTTCGGTCCCCCACTAAACAAAGCATACGGGTTTTCTCGTGTGTTTTGTTTAGTGTAGCATGGCAATCAATTAACACTTTAAAGGGAGGATACTATGAAAGTCGAACAACTACAAGAGGGTGCATTGTGTCAACTGAACATTGGACGTTGGGCCGCTACTTCTCGTATGTCCAAAGACAAGCTGGGCGATGAAGTACCCAAGGAGATCGTACGGGCAATGCAAGACTTGATTGAGGATAAAACCTTGATCAAAGACATTCATTCGATCAAGCGGCAAGCGAAGTCATTTCTGATTGAGAACTCGCTTCCGTTTCCTGTACGTGGTGTGTTTTGGGTACGCCGGGATCACATACCCAAGCTGGATGACAAGTTCGGTGAACTGAAACGCTTGTATGAACGTCAGGCATTGCAGCTTGCTGATGGTCTCCAGAAAATGAAACGCCGGTTTCGTCGGAAGTACCCCGAATACTACAATGAACGCAAGTATCCCACAAAAGCCGCTTTAATCAAACGGCATCGTTTTACGTGGAATTTCTTTCAGTTCACAATCCCCGATGAAGAAACTGAAATCCTGTCACCTGAGATGTACAAGCGCGAACAGCGTAAGTTTCAGAATATGGTTGCCGAGATGGAGAACTTGACATTGAATGTCATTGGCAATGAGTTGCTGAAACGTATCGAAGCGTTGAAAGCGCAATGTGACAACGATTCTGTTAACCTGAGAACGGTCAAGGCAATGGACGGTTTCATGGACAAATGGCGCAACCTTTGGGATGGTCACGTTGATAACAAGCGCATGAACAGTATTATGAAAAGCTTGCGTGTCCAGATGGCCCGTACTTCTGCCGACCGTTTGAAAAACAACGAAGACTTTCGTAACAAGGCCAGTGAAAAGCTCGGCAAGATCATTGGCCGGATTGAAGCAATACCCAAAATGAACTTCAAACGCAAACTCGATGTTTAACATCAACATGCTACACTTGGCAGGGGGCTTCGGCCCCCGCCATAAATAAGGGCATGAGCAACCGTTCGTGCCGCTTATTTATGGCACCCACAACTGAAAGGGAGGATTGAATGGATAACTTAGACGTTGCCTTTAAGTCGTATCCGTTTTTCAATTCCGCATTTGACCAGTTTCGGAAGGAGCATTACAACCGCATAACCATCGAACAGGTCAAGTTTGTTATTGATATCATCAACGCAAGTAAAATGACACCGGGAGTTTTCCAGTACAACATCATAACTGATGAGAACACTGACAAGCCCGGATTCATCATCGTAGAAAATGTGGTAACCGATACCAAATATTACATGACAGATATTGGAGAGCTATACTTCTTTTTCAACGCAATCCTTGACATTATACAAACTACCGACGCATAACTACGCCTAAACCAGATGGGTGCCAACCTCTGTAGTATTGGCAATCACACTTAGAAAAGGAGAACTTATGGATCAAGTACCAGAGATGCCTACCGGACAACACATCGTCATGGTGGGCCTAACCACACACCAGAACATGACACTATTGGTGCGTTCAAAGCTGAGCACTTGTTGGGAACTCCCAACTTTCATCTCCGATGCAAAGTTGATCGACCCACCGAAGATGCAAAAAGACTTTCAGCGCCAATTCATTCATGCGACTGGCGTGTACATTCAGGAACCGGCGCATCTTTGCACTCTTGTCCTAAACGGTATGTTTCTATGTCTGTACCCGATCATGGACATAAGCGAGAACAGTCCAAAACCTCAGTTAGATGATTCTGAATGGGATGAATTTAAGTGGGCTACGATTGAATGGCTCAGGGAACACGGCGGCAAGCTTGTTGATAGGCATGCAGCACTCGGACTTCATATGCTGCATCAAATAGACGCAATGCTTGAAGAGTTAGATACCCCTGAGAATGCTGACAAGGCTGAGCAGTTCCTGTTTGCTGATGACCGCGTTTTTGATTTGCGCGATTCTCGATTTTAGTAGGTGGCAGGGGGAACTTCGGTTCCCCCACCAACTAAGCATATGAATCATCGTATGTTTAGTTGGTGTATCAACTTAACAAAGGAGGATATTTATGGCTGAGGACAAATTGGTTTTTGGTAAACCAGCAGCAGGGACATTGGTGCATTACGCCATCCAGGGAGAGAAAATGTGGCCCGGGAACGCAGATGCCATTGGGCAGTACTATGCCCGTTGTGACAAACAGCGGATCGTTTTGCCATTTGACGACCTTGGCGTGGTTGATGTCTCGTGTTCCAAGTGTAGGCAATACGCCGATCACAAGGCAAGACTTGCCGAACTGGAACGCCCTGATGCGCCCCCACCCGAAGAAGCTCAAGGCGAACCCGATCCAAAAGACACCACGGATGCGGATGCGCCCGAAGCGACGCCTGAGAAAGCGACGGATGAACGGGCTGGATCAGATGACCCCGCGAACCCGGATGATGCGGAAGTCTCAGATGACCCCGCGAACCCGGATGATGCGGAAGTTTCCCGCGAACCCGGACCGAGCGGCGGCGGGAAGGCTCCGCTGACCGAAGAAAATTACAAGGAGTTTATGGCTGGGGACGGCGAGAAAAAACCGGCGGAACTCCCAACATTTGTTGCCAAAACAGGCCCAAAACAAAAGGTATACATCGTACACACACCAACAGGGCAAACGTTATTTAATAACGTTGATCCAAACGTAGTGGATACGGCAATTAAATACCTTGGGAATGTCAAGGTAAAGTGGGAGAACAAAGGTGATCCTTGCCCCAAAGATTTCATCGAGAAAATCAACCAAGCTTTCAAGGCAGCATGTAAATCTATGGGCGTTAAGAATGACATTGATCCGGGAATAGATCGCCGTAAGGAAAAGTCCACGGATGAGAAAATAAAAGAAGTACTGGACGCCATGACTCCTACGGCAAAAAAGGGTGACAAAGTTACCCTGATCAATGTGACATTTGTATTTAATGGCGAAGCATGGATTCCCGAGATAAAAACCCAAAAGCGATCAATCAAAAGAAGAAAGGCATTACCCGAAACCGGACAACCAAAACGCAGAAAAATCAAACGCAGAGAAAAACCCAAAAGCAGGAAGATCAAAAGGCGTTCCACCAGAGAGAGCAAGATTGCACAACGGCAAACTCAAAAGCGAGATAGCGTTGACAAGTATGGGTTTGGCAAAGACACCATCCGGTCCTTCATTACTGCTTTAATCGAGCAAGGTGGCACATTTGGCGATATTGCCAAAAAGGTTTCTGAAAAGTATGACATACCTGAAGCGAGGGCAAAAACCAAAATCAAAGGTTTGCTTCGCAAGTACCGCGAGAAAAGTATTTACATAACATTGATTATACGTGAAAAACCGGATCTGGATTACTACCACGTAGCGCAAGCTTGGCCTAAATCGTAAAAACAAAGTACCATATATCCTAAAATGGGGGAGCAATCCCCCATTTTTTATGTGTTTACTTTTGTTTTCAATTGTGTTATAGTGCAGCTTTTGACAACAAAATTAAACACATAGAAACAGTTTTGGCAATCAACACAATGAAAGGAGATAAGGATGATCAAATGTGGTTTATGCGACTGGTTCGCAAACTCACCTATTGTCACGAAGGGCGATAAAGGCACACTTGGCAAAAGGAAGTGCGTTGCTAAAAAAATGCGTCGTGCTTCTGACAGCGAAGCTTGCAAGTATTTCAAGGCTAATTACTTCTATTGCGATCAATTCAATCAACGCCTCAAATTTGAACAATGTTTATCCCGCCGACGCAATCCCAAAGGATTCAACTCTTATAGCAAGTGCAAGAAATGCCGCCAATTTGATAAGGAGATTAGACCTATTATCGAGGCCTACTGGTTAGACATGGTCCCTATTGTAACCCCTCGTCATCTGCAAGGGCAAGGGGAATCCGATGTACCACCGTTACGCAAGATCAAACGGAGAAATAAGGAGCAGCAGGGACCCACCAGTAAACGCAAAATCAAAAGGCGTGAAAGCACTGGCACCAACAAGAAAAAACGTACAATCAAGCGTAGGAGCAAGCCAGCAACCGGAGATAATGGCTTGCAATACACCCTTTGCCCCCAATGTGGCATGGATGGTATGCGTGAAAACTATTGTCGGATATGTCAATACAAACCGGAGCAAGCTAAACGCAAAATCAAGCGGAGGCGGTAATGCCAAAGGTAACAGAGGAAGACTATTACCGAGCATGGCAAATCTATACTGGTGCTGCTTTCTTGCACATGGATGACCCCGACAATGAATGGCAGCTACCCAAGTATATGGATGACCCGGAACGTATACTATTACGCAAAGATGCATACGAACAATTGTCTAATGAAGCTCGGGCCGTTATTGATATCATAGTTAACCCAAGCTTTGAAACGTTGCACGAATGTTCAACCAAAACAGGTAAGCTGACAGAGCGCAGTGTGCGTATCGGGTTAAACAAATTACTCAATAGCAAGTTCATTACCAAGTACGTGTTGGAGGAAATAAAAAGGTGGCTACACCAACTATCCTAATACTTGATCCCGTTCACTGTAGAGCAGATAAGGAAGCAAGGGAGTTAATTCTCCCTTGTCTTGCTTATGAAGATACACATTTCAAGCGATCAAGATACGGTACAAGTCAAGTAACCAAAAAAGCACATTTGATCACAGGAAGACACGGTACAACCGGTGCATTCCTAACAGGTCTCCTTCCAAGAGTGCGCAAGTATTGCCAAGATAACAATTTGCTTGTGCAGTTTGTCGGCCATGAAAACATTGAACATATCAACATTAACCAAAGGCCGAAACTAAAAGGCATTAAGTTTCGCAAGGATCAAACACGGTTCTTGCGCAAGGTGGCAAGAATACAAAGAGGGAACATAGTAGCAACGACAGGCAGTGGCAAAACTGTTATTGCCAATGGCATTTTCTCCATGTTTAGAAAACGCCGCATACTGTTCCTGTGCCACACTAAAGACTTGGTTACACAAACAGTCGAGTCTATACATGAATTCCTACCACGACGCAATGTGTTTGTTATAGGTGGTGGGAATAAGGCTAATTGGGGTCAAATCAAGCGTAAACGTGCTCCCATTGTGGTTGCTACGATACAGTCATTCTCCAAGATTGATCCCAATGTGTATTCTGACTTCTTTGACATTACCATTGTCGATGAAGTTCACCATGTCAATTCCAAAACATCAGCTTACGCAAAGGTGATGGAATGTAATCTTTCACCAAGGCGTTACGGTCTGACAGCTACGATGCCCAACAAAAGAAAACAAGTCTTAATCAACGAAGGTTTCTTTGGGCCTGTACTCAACGAATTGAAAATGGACGACGCAATCAAACAAGGTATCAACGCCAAACCTGTAATCAATTTGGTTCCTGTAAAGTACGATTCACACATTGCTACAGAGTGTGGTAAGATATATAAGAAGTACTACCAGCAAGGGATTGTTGAAAATCATGCCCGTAATAGTTTAATAGTCGATATTGCGATGAAAGACATCAAACGTAGGAAGGTAGTTTTGATCATCATCGAGAAGACAGAGCATGGTAAAATACTACAACGCTTGTTTGCCCGACAAGGTAAAGATGTACCATTTGTATATGGTCACACCGACAAAGAGGAGCGTGAAAGGGTTAAGACCCTGCTAAAACGCAAAAGGTTAAAGTGTGCCATATGTTCAAGAGTTTGGCGAGAGGGAACTAACATACCAGCGTTGAACCATATCATAAATGCGCATGGCATGAAGGAGGAAAAGATTATCTTGCAAGCTATGGGTCGTGGACTTAGAACTGCGAAGGGCAAGACAACTATCAAGCTAACTGACTTTCTCGACCCTTACAAATTCTTGGCAGAACATGCAATTAGACGCATTCAAATCTATATCGAACAGGGTTGGTTAAACAATGGAACTAACTGAATTCTTCGACGAATATGATATCAAGTATTGGGATCGTGGCAAGAACGTTTCCCAAGGATGGGTTAATATTCAGTGTCCATTCTGCGATGATAGAAGCAATCATTGTGGCATCCGCCCTAAAGATTTGCGTGTTCATTGCTGGAAGTGTGGCGGCAAAAACTTTGTCAAACTGGTGCAACGTTTGGTTGAGGAGGCTACACCATCTGAGGCAAGACGAATTGCAATGTCCGTCGAATCCGATGGGCGTACAATACAAACCAGCACTGATAGACTCCGCATCCAAGATCGAGAGTTATGGCAACATAATTTGGTCAAGGTGCCTAAAGAAGCAACGAAGCATTTTCCAAGATTGCACCGAGAGTATTTGAAAATGCGGAACTTTAAACCGTTTCAGTTGGCAAGAAAATACAAGCTCAGAGCGATATATAACAGCGGCAATTATGCCTTTCGTATCTTTATTCCGATCTATGTTGGGGGAGTTCTAAGGTCATTTACCACTCGTGACGTTACAGGTTATGGCGAACCACCGTACTTGCATGCAATGCCCAAGGATGCACTGATAAAGGCCAAACAGCTAATCTATAACGTTGACAATATCTCCCCAAAACGTGAAGCTGTACTGGTGGAAGGTGTGTTTGATGTATGGCGTCTGGGCGACAATGCCATTTCCAGTTTGGGTACAAAGCTAAGTGGAGAACAGTACATTGAACTCAATAAGCTTAAACTAAAAAAGCTTTACATCCTGTTTGATAACGACAGAGCAGGTAAGATCAACAGGAAAAAGGTTGCTGAAGATGTTGCCCCTCTGGTTAAGCGAGTAGAAATTGTCACTGTACCGGAAATGAAATCTGATCCCGGCGAGCTCGCAAATGCCGATGCAGAAGTGCTTATGCGCCACCTCGGTTTACGCGAGTGATGTGCAATTACTTGCTATTATTGCACAAAAAAATCACTTGCAATTCATGTTAGATTTGTGTTAGAAATTGGCGTTATGTCGGTTGCCCTGCTTGCATAACAAGTACCAACATATCCCACAGCAATCCAACAACTCCACCTGACAAAACCAAAGCTTGTCGATTTTGGTAAAACCGTTTGAGGTCTTGTGTCGTGGGATTTTGTTAGGTGGGACACAGGAATAAAGGGCCAAACGGTTTTGCCAAAGTTTACAAGCTTTTTTTTATGGCATTTTGAAACTATCGAGGAAATAGGACGGGCGGAACCCCATGTTAAGCTCAGAGATAAAACATACGCAAAACTTGCAGGAAGTAATGGAGTGTTTAGTAAACCAAACCCCTCCTTATCCCCGCCCCCCAAAGTTTTGCAGGGCAAAACGCATAAGTAGTTACTTACGAAGTAAGTATACTACGTATCCTATAGTTATATCAAGACAAGTTCTACCGCTACGTGTGTGGGCGCACATAGGAGACATCCGAAATGAACGTGAATGGCAGAGAAGAGCTAAAAGCATTACGTCCCTGTTTTATCCACAGCAAACATGGCCGGAAGAACGTCTTTGCAGTCAAGGGGAAGAAGTATGGTTCCGGTAAGATATCCAGAAGGGTTTGTGTTAGTGCCAGCACACTTACATCCTCTCAAAACAAACCCACGAAGAAGCGCAGATCAGTAGTTCACCAAGAACTTTTGCAAGCTCAAACTGCACAACCTATCAGCGATGAACGGTTGTACTTCCCAAACCCCAAAATCAAAATCATATTCGAGTACTGGAACACACTTGGATATCCACTCCGCACCCACCGTCAGACCAAAACCAAAACTACAATGCGCATTGTTTCCGGACTGCTTACAGCTACCAAGCACAACGAGCAGCGACAGATCATAAGTGCCATTGAACTGTTTCACCGGTATTGCCTTGATCCAAGCTTTGCATTTGCCGGTTACTTTATTCGTAGGAAAGAACGTATTCCGCTTTCAGAATTCATAAGATATCTCCCAACAGAACTAAGAACCATACGCAACTATCCAAAGATGCGACAGATTCAACGTAGACATGACGTTGAATATCCCGAATCGTGGTTGGCTGAATGTCTTAAAGGCTCAGACTACTTTGAACGGCATTACTTTGTAAGGGTAGGACACAAGGATGAACATCCTGAGATAACTGAACTTGTGGTGCCAATGTTAGAACGTCACCAACGGAAGAAACTTAATGAACGTGGCTTGGAGGTCGCGGTGAAATTCTCAAAACAACTATTCAACTTTGGCAAGTTGAACAATATAGAATGGGGTTGGCTCCTCGATAGAATTGACGAAGGCTTGAACAAATATCACAAAATATATTTGAAGCGTTTGTTCCACATAACGACTGACATATTTTGGAGTGAAACATTGGAGGAATATCTCGTCAGTTATGACAAGCATTTCATGTATCGCCGAGATGCGCTTATAACAGATAGGGATAAGTTACTTCAATGATCATCAATACAGAGCGAGTTGAACTTGAAAATGAAATTACTATTCTCGGCCATGCAGTCATGGACAGTGATGTGTGCGCGAGCATGTATTACCGTTACAAATCTGGCGAGCTTAGAACTGGTCATTTCACCAAAGACTTTAAGCTTATCTTTCGATGGGTTATACGGTACTTTGCCAAGCATAACAAAGCGCCCAAATTCACCATCGAGAACATTTACAAGAACCGCAAAAAGAATCTAAGTCCAAATCAAAGGGAGATCGTTGAGGCTTATCTTGCTACATTAGCTGATAGTTATGCTGATGAACAAGAGGATGCCCTTGACCCCTCATACGTTCGTGACGAACTGTTGGTGAACTTTATCCGTGAACGTGAAATGATGTATATCACGGACAAGGTTAACAGCAAGATCGAACGTGGGCAAACAGAAGAAGCAGAGGAAATCTTATCAAAGTATCAACGTGTCAGCATCGATGATACCGATGAGAATCTTGGTGTTTTTCTGCCACTTACAAGAGACGATGTCTTACAGAATCAAGACAAGGCATACAACGAAGAGGATGTGGTCTACAAGTTTGTAGACAATCAACGGGCGCTAAAGTATATCATAGGAGATTTGAGGCGTTCATGGTTGGTCGCTGTTACCGGCATTGAAAAGTCAGGCAAGAGTTATCTCCTTGAGGAGATGGGCTACAATGCCGTCATGTACCAAGACAAAAAGGTGCTAAAGATCAACCTTGAATTGTCAGAAACGTTGCAGCGAGAACGTCTATGGAAACGCATTACAGGCGCAACAGATTCATGGCAGTCCGGTGATAACATCTATCCAGTTCTTGATTGCGAAAACAATCAACATGGTACTTGCGAATCTACATTTCGCAAAGCTCGGGAAAAGAAAAAGCGTTTGTTTGAAAACCCCGGACAGCAAGTATACTTTGAAGATCATACAAAGTGGGTTCCATGTGACATATGCAAAGACAATCCAAAAGTCCGAGTCAATGCAACAGCAAGCAAACGCTTTCAGCCTACCATA